CTGGCGAATGGCGACCTGGTAAAGAATAATGAGAGTGTATTGCAAAGTCTGCACGATAAAGGATTTATTTTCCTTAGAAAATTCGTAGGCCTTTCCGGCACTTACTTTAACGACTCTCACGCCTGTACTTCCATTACCAGCGATTACGCTTACATGGAAAACAATGACGTAATCGACAAAGCCATCAGGGGCATAAGAACCTACGTCATTCCTTCAGTGAACAGGCCGTTAACACTTGACGCTGATTCAGGTAAACTGGATGAGACAATAGTTGGCTTTTTCGAAAACAAGGCAGCACAAGCGCTTGACCAAATGGTTCGTGATGGTGAGCTGAGCGGTTACAGTGTGTACGTTGACCCGGATCAGGATGTGCTTTCAACTTCTGAAATAGTTATCCAGGTCAGACTGGTTATCAATGGAGTTGCAAGAACGATTAAGATTCCAATTGGATTTACAAAACAAGTTTAAAATAGATAATTATGGCTAATCCAGAATTCCCACTAATAAATGGCGTAATGTATTCCTGGTCTTCCATTAAACTGGAAATGCTCGGGGCGCCGGTCATTGGTTACACTGCCATTAACTATGGAGAGACCGATGGCAAATCAAACAAATATGGTCAGGGGCGTTTCCCTATCGGCAGAACCTACGGGAACGTAGAGCCGAATGCATCGATTACAATGTACAAAGATGCCCTGGAGTCGTTGCAGAAGATTGCCCCGAACGGACGTATTCAGGATATTGCCCCCTTTGATGTAACAGTAGCTTACGTCAATCGTGGCGGTAAATTTATCAAGGAAACGTTAAAAAACTTCGAGTTTACCGAGAACAAGGTTGAAGTTAACCAGGGCGATGACGGCATCGCCGTAAGCATTCAGTGTATAATCTCCCACGTGGAGTGGGCGGCTTAAAAACGAAACTATGAGCGAAAAAAAGCAAACAGAGAAGTATCCCTGGGCAACCGATAAAGAAGTCAGTTTTGTTGGGCAGGTATCCGATGAAGAGTTTGAAAAGCTTCAAAATAAACACGGCTTTGTATATACATTGTACATCCCGGTAAATGACGAAGGCACCGAGGTAGCTGTTGGCTATCTGAAAAAGATAGACCGTGAACTGATGGGGGCTGCATTGTCAATGAAAGACCCTATACGGTCAAAAGAAATGGTGTTAAACTCAACTTTCATTGAAGGAGACAAGCGGATACTTGATGATGATGATGATGTATTCTTCTCCGCCTGTATGGAAGTAGATAAGATGATGACTTTCCGGAAAGGGATGCTAAAAAAAAATTAGAGGAGGTTAAACAGGTTGATGAGCGTACCGGCGAAGATGTAGAGCGAAAAGGCAATATGATGATTCGCCACTTTGCCGGCATCGACCCTGAACCCCTAAGCGATGAGAAGTGGGCACAGGTTTACTGGGATGTAGTGTGGCTGCTTAAAAAGTTTTATCCTTATCAATTTGAGCAATGACCGAACGAGTAACATTTGAAGCATATCTTGAAGACCACATGAGTTCCGGTTTCAATAAAATTGAAAAAACCGGGATGAAAGCTTATGGCAAAGTTGACCGTGAGCAGGAAGAGGTGATTCGAAACACGAAGAAAATCCGTGGTGAGACAGATATGCTCGGCCAGTCATTCAGAAAGCTTGGCCCTATCCTTGGCGGTATTGCTGTAGGGGCAATGGCTAAACAGTGGGGTGAGGAGATTATTCAGACAACAGCCAAATTCGAAAAATTTGAAGCTGTTCTTACAAACACATTTGGCGACCGTGGCAAAGCACGTGAGTCCTTTGAAATGATTAAGAACTTCGGGGCAAATACGCCCTTTCAGGTTGATGAGCTCACAGATTCGTATGTAAAACTTGTAAACGATGGCTTTAAGCCAACCCGGAAAGAGTTAACCGCACTCGGTGATATTGCTGCCAGCAGAGGTAAAAGCTTCAAACAGCTTACAGAAGGTATAATTGACGCCGGGGTAGGTGAATGGGAGCGAATGAAAGAATTTGGCATCCGGGCACAGCAACAGGGCGACCAGGTGGCAGTGACTTTTAAGGGGCAGACAAAGGTTATCGATAATACCCAGCAGGCCATCAGGGACTATGTTATTAGCCTTGGTAAAGCCCAGGGAGTATCAGGCGCAATGGCTAAGATTAGCAAAACCACCGGCGGGCAAATAAGTAATCTCCGGGACAAAGTTGATGAGTTAAATTATGCCCTGGGCCAGCGGTTTAAGCCAATAACTGAAAGCGCTTTGAAGGGCACGAGCAATCTTGTGGAAACATTCAAGGACTGGGTGGAAGTACCCTTAAGTGAAGAGCTAAGAGATGAACAGGTAGAGGTTAACAACCTTACGCACCAGTTAATGAACCAGGAAACACCACAGGAAAGGCGTCTTGAGTTATACAATAAGCTTCACGAAATAGCCCCTGAGGTTCTGAATGATATTGACAAGGAGGATGTAAAAACCGGGAACCTGGCAGATAATTACGAGAGACTCGCTGATAATCTTGAGAAGTACAATAAGGCTCAGGTATATCGAATTATACGTGAAGAGAAAGAAGAAGAGTTGAAAAACGTGATGGAAGACATCGCCGGAGAGCAGGGCCGTTATGAAGAGCTAAAGCAAAAGGAAATACAAAAGGCTTATGCTGCACGTGCTGATATACAAAAACAAATAGAAACAAGGGGCGGAGATGCAATGTTGGGCGACTCCAGAATGACTTTGCAAAAAGCTTCTGATATACTTCAGGAGCAATTGCAAAAAGGTGGCATGGAGACTATAAAAGGGTTGTATCAATATACAAACACTGGTTTGCTAAGAAATACAGACTTGAGCGCTGAAATGCTGAGGCGTGTAGCACAGAGCAAACAGGATGTAGTACGTGAAAAAAGCAGAAATGAGGCTAAAATAGAACGATTAAACCGAACCATTGCTGAGTACAAAGAGCGATTAGGCGGGATGTTTGCAAACGATACAAATGACAACCCGGATGATAATAACGATGATGGTAGTGGTTCTGGAGGTGATGGAGGTGACGGTGAAGACACATCAGCCAGTAAAGCCCTTGCGTCAATATCAGGAGACAGGCGAAAAGTAACAAGTTTAACCATAAAGATAGACCGGCAACTGGCCATTGAAAATGTGAACATGACAGAAGAAAGCCAAGAAGAAACGATTGAAGAGTTCACAGAAAAGCTTCAAACAGCATTGCAAAACGTGGTAAATGATGCCGCAGAAATGTCTTACTAATGGGAGTAGAAGATTTCAATATAAAACAGGCAAAGTGGTCTTTCATAGTCCAGTCGTTTGGTTTGCAATATACAAAACCTTTACTGTACTGGAAAAACTGGGAAAGCCAGGATAATGTAAAAGACTGGAGCGAGGCTCCTTATAAAAGTGAATTCGGTACTCCCGTGTGGGACAGTGTTCGTTTGAAAGATAGAGCCGAAAACCCGAATTATAATCTCTGGCTGGACGTGGTTGTCATTGATGCAACTATGCCGAACATTATTAAAAAGACAAAAGTTACAGGCCGCAAAGGTCGGATTAAGGAATATATAACTCAAGATGACTGGAATATAAGCTTAAAAGGAGCTTTGTTGAGCAACAATAAAGATGAATACCCGGAGCAAATAAAAGAATTAAGGGCCCTTGCACAAACCGGCAAAGAGTTGGAAGTGGAAAGCCGGTTTTTGAACGAATATTGTAAGGTGTACAACATTGTTGTTGAACAGCTTCGCTTTCCCAACCGAAGCGGTAGTTTGCAAAAACAGGCATTTGAAATAAGGGGAAGTAGTGATATTCCTTACGAATTGCAAAAGGAGGAGTGATGTTAGCGCTGAATTGTAAAATAAAAGTCGGAAGTTTTGTTTTCTACTCTGTCAGTGAAGTAAAGATTATAAGCACCTTCAGGCAGTTTACAGATGAATGTTATATCACTTTGCCCCGCAAAGTTGAGTGGGAAGGAAAGAATATTCACCTGGGCGATGAAGGATTGATAAAAGCCAGCGATAAAGTTACAGTTGAGCTGGGCTACGATGAAGATTTAAAGACCGAGTTTAGTGGTTACTTAAGGCAGGTTGGTTCGGGGTTTCCTATTAAACTGTCCTGTGAAGATGAAATGTATAAGCTAAAGAAAGAGACGGTTAGTCCTAAAGAGTTCGAGTCTGCAAAGCTGCGTGATGTATTGGCTTATATATTGCCGGCGGACATTCTTTCAAACGCCAAAATTGATGATATAAATCTCGGACGCTTTCTGATAAGAGATAATGTCTCCGTGTCAAAAGTAATAAAAGAGATAAAAGACCAGTATCACATTTTTATCTTTTTCAGAGATGGTAAATTATGCGCAGGCAGGCCTGTCTGGACAGAGTATCAAAAAGAACACAAGTTCATATTTGGGCATAATATTATTAATGATGAGTTGAAGTATATAAGAGAAGAGGATGTAAAGCTGCGTGTTAAGGCGGTGAGTATTTTAGAAGATAGTACAAAGCTGGAAGTAGAAGTTGGCGACAAAGAAGGGTCGTTGCACACCGTTAAGGTTAATTATGTAGACAACAAATCAGACCTTGAAAAGCTTGCAAACAAACGGCTTGAAGCATTAAAGTTTACCGGGATGCACGGAAGATTTACAGCCTTTGGAGTGCCTTCTGTAAAGCAGGGTGATATTGCAAATTTCACAGATGAGTTGGAAGATTCAGATGAGCGAGAGGGCCGTTACAGAATTGATAAGGTGGTTAAGGAGTTTGGAGTCTCAGCTGCATACAAGCAGACAATTCATATAGGAGCAAAAATGTAAGTTATGGCTAAACAGAACATACGAGAATTGTTGCAATTGATAACAGGAGCCGAACAGCCAGTGTTTGAGGGTGAAGTGTTGTCTGTCAATTCAGACCGCACTTGCAAAGTGAAAATCATAGACAGTGAACTTACACTTAATAAAGTGAGAGTTCAGGCACTGGCAAGTTACACAAGCGGCATATATCCTAAGCTAAAAGCAAACACCAAAGGCATTGTAATGTTTGTTGGCCAGGTTCCTTACATGGTAATAACGGGCGAAACCGAAGAGGTAAGTATTAATGGCGATCAGCATGGTGGACTGGCTATTGTCAGCAATTTAGTTAACAAGTTGAATGCCATCGAAAATAAGGTAAATAGTATTATAAGTGCCCATAATGGTCATCAACATCCTGACCCAAGTTCAGGAAGCACTGGAACACCAAGTATTATTGTGGAAGGAACCCTAAACAATACGCAAACGAGTGACATAGAAAACGACAAGGTTAAACATGGGTAGGAAGGATATATTATATAAT